TTTTATATCCCACCAAGTCTCTCTAGTTTTCATAAACTCTTCATAAGAAACAAACTGTTTTGTTTCACTAACATAATATTGTGCATCTTCAAAGCTCATATCAAACCTCCTATTTTATTATTAATTTCCCATAGAAGATAAACAACAAAACATAAACCTACTGCCAGTATTGTATGATACCATATCCATCTGATTTTATAGATTCTTAGTTCCAGTCTTCTCTCATCTTCTGCCATCTCATAGTACTCCAACATTTCTTTTATTTTGGATTCAAATAACTTATCCTTCACAACTCAGACACTCCACATCTTCTAAGTTTATCCTTGGTATTTTAATATTAACATTCTCAGCAGACCTAGCAGAGTCTGATCTAAGATAGTATAATGATTTAAGCTTGTTGGCTCCTACCCAATGCACTGTATTAATATAATTTAAATACTCATCATGTTCTTCTTGATCTGCTGTAGCTTTTGGTGGAATGAAAAACAAATTAATACTCTGGCTTTGACACACATACTCTTGTCGTTGATGTGCATGTTCTACTATCCATATTTGATTTAACTCTGGAGCAGTTTTAAATATCTCCTTTTCTTCTTCAGATAGTTCATCAATATGTTGAACAGAACCTTGATGAGCCGCAATATCCTTCCAAGTATCTTCATTATTTAATCCTTTCTTTTTGAGAATGGCTTCCAAGTACTTGTTCTTAACTTTGTACGAACCTGTGAGAGTTTTATGGGTATATGTGTTAGCCCTGAATGGCTCCACACTAGGGCTAGTTCCACCACATATAATACTACTGCTAGCATTAGGAGCGATAGCAAGCAGATGACTATTCCTCCTACCACTCCCAACCATATCAGGAGCTTCCCCACGTTCTTCAGCCAAGCTTGTACTAGCAGCCATAGCTCTTTCTTTGATGTAGGAGAATGCTCTATGATTGAAACTTGTGGCATACATACTCTCAAAGCAAATTGCGTTGCGCTGTAAGTAACTGCAAAAGCCCATCGCCCCAAGGCCAACTGCGCGTTCTCTATATGCACTATAAGCGGCTTTGATAAGCCCTTCTTTATCTTCTCTACCATAATTTTTAAACCTCTCATAACTTACACTGTACGTTCCTAGCTTACTAGTATCCACAGCATTCTCTATAAAGTGTTCTAACACATTATCTAACATCACAGTTAAATCTTGGATGAAGTTTGGATCTTCTTTCCATTCATCAAAGAATTCTAAATTAACAGAACTTAAACAACATACTGCTGTCCGTTCTTCTGATGTTGGCAATGTAATTTCAGAACACAGATTACTTTGTTTAACTTTTAATCCTAAACTCTTTTGTTCATTAGGTAAAGCTTCATTGCATCTATCAAGATTAACAATATAAGGTTCTCCTGTTTCTGAACGAGCGTTAATTAACTGCCACCATAGATCTCTGGCTGGCATAGTCTTAATAGCTTCTTTAGTTTTAGGATCTATCAATCTCCAATCATTATCTTCTTTAACTGCACTGAGAAATGTATCAGTTATTGATACTGCATTATGAAGATTTAAACATTTACGATTTAAATCTCCACCTGTAGGCTTACGCATATTAATAAACTCTTCTATCTCTGGATGACTAATATCCATGTATGCTGCATATGATCCTCTTCTGGTGACTCCCTGATTGAAAGCCATCATCTGAGAATCAACTACATGCATGAACGGTATAGATCCAGTAGAACGACTATGGTTACTAGTTGCAATACCGTTACTACGAACTTCTCCCCAATAACCCCCGATTCCTCCACCTGAACTTGATAACCAAATATTTTCATCATAATGATCTGACAAACCCCGTCTTGAATCAGGTACGTAATTGAGGAAGCAGCTAATAGGTAAGCCCCTAGTGGTTCTCCCGTTAGAAAGTATAGGAGTGCTGAACATAAACCAATACCTGCTACTATAATCATAAAGTCTTTGGGCCATATCAAAATCAGTAACTCCTTTATAAGTAGCCCCAAATATACTAGCCCTTGCAAAAGCTTCTTGTGCATGTGTTTCTTCCTTCCATAAGTAACGATCTTTTAATGTGTTTAAACTAAAACTATCCAGAGTTTCTTCTCTGGCATAATCTATTTCAATACCTAAATAGTTTGTAACTCCTTCCTTATTCATAATCTTTTGAATCCTCTTTGTGCTTCATTCGTTCCCTTCTATTTCGTTTGTTTTTAGATTTTGATTTTGAGTTTAATTTTTTATTAAACCTTTCTTTTCTTTCAGCCTTTCTGTCCCAAGACAATTTTATTCTCCTTCAAATAATTAATCAATCTATTTTCGTACCACCCAGCTTTTTGTAAGTCTTCAATAGGCTTACCCTTGTAACGCATCCTCCATCTGTACTTCATAGAATTTCCACGTAGGTAGCCAATGTATTCATCTGGTGTAAGCATAGCTTCAATAGCATCAATACACTCTACTGATCCTGTGTTGTAATGTGTAGGATTGTTGACGTTATCAGCGTGTCTCTCATAAGATTCAAGCATATCTGTCTCCATCTTTGTATCTAGCGCATCAATACTTTCTTGGTCTGTCTTACCTTCTTTATTATAATTGTTAGGATCTTTCATAACGTTAATCCTTTTATGATTATAAGCGTTCCATTCTTGTGGCGATACAGTATCTATACTCATGTCGTTCTCCATGTTAAAACTCTTGCCATTCAGGTGGAAATGATTCAGCACTAAACCATTTAAAATCATGTGAGTCAGCCCACTCTGCATGAGATCTCTTAGTGCCATCCTTTCTTCTCTTAGATCCGGGCATAGGAGCAGACGGATTAAGAAAAATAAATACTAACTCAACATCTTCAGGTAGCATCTTAGCTGCCCATACATACTTGTTATGTTCTTGAAAGTCCCAGAACCTACCCTTGGCTTCTACAATAATAAGCTTGTCACCTATCTGCTTGAAGAAATCAGGATGGTATGTATGCTCTATGATATAAGGATATTTTTTTCCATGATGTTCCCATCCTTTAAGGACAGTATCATGTAATATTTTCTCCCATTTAGAATCATAGTCAGCAGGTTTATCTTTCTCAACAGGTCTTTTTACTCTAGGTTTTCTTGCTGCCATGTTTAAAATATATGCTTAGAAGAAGCTTCCTGTTGAAGATTCATTGCAGCAATCTCTAAGTCTTGTAGAGTTACTTCATCTAAATCTATATCAGGATTTTTCTTATACATTTTCTTTAGCTCTTTACGAATCCATCTAGGAGTAAAAGGTACACACCGTACACCATAGTTCAGTGAGGTATGGATGTCTCTGTCAGGCATGAACTGCATAATGTTCTTAGTGTTTACCTGTTTCATCTCTTCATCACTAACTAAAGTGCCTAGCCATTCTACCAGAAGTCGCTCCGTTTGTCTACTTATTTCTTTAAAAGCTTGTGTCCTACTCATATTGATCTCAGAGATATTTCATCTACTTTTGGTTCAGCTACTACCCTAGTGAAATACTTTAAACCATTTGAATATTTAAATACTCTCAAGCCTTGACCGTTATTAGCATCTGACCAACACTTGTTCTTGTGTGAGCAGTAGACGCAACCAGTAGCAAGTTTAAGATTCCCCTTGACTCCTTCTGCTAAAGGAACATAACATCTATCAGGAGGAGTATCTTCTTCTAGATGTTCCCTGATATGTTGTATCCTAGTTTTAACATTAGGTTTCTCTAAGTCTCCCGGCCTGAATAAAGTAAGTTCTCCTGACTCTTTATTCATAGCAAGGAATCCTCCGTTGCTTGTACCCTCTGCCTCTTCGTAACCTGCAAGCTGAGACATATATCCAAATGGATCATCTCTAGATAGCGTACCTTCTTTGAACTTCTTAAAGGCAAAGCTTGAAGTAGTTTTAATATCCACTACCTCACCATCTATAACACAATCCATGTGACCTAGTATCCCATCGACCTCTACTTCCTTTTGTTCATTAGTTACCTCATGCCCTGCTAGTTTAGTTAGTAGTAGAACTACTTCCTCTAGCATATGACCATAGAGAAACTTGATGAATACTTGTGGTTGAGAGCGATTAAAGACAGGTAGATCTTCCTTGACATCATACCACAACTGTCTCATGGGGCGTCCTATGTTACTCATACGCAGACCTTTAGCTTCCTTGTATGGAGTAGACCAGTGCCTGAGAACATCCTTCATACGCTCTCCAAAGTCCTCTATGGCCTCGTCTGATATGTCTAAGTCCTTCTGTTCACAGAGGCAGGACAAAGTATCGTAGATATCTTCTACTAAAGTGTCTAATGTTTTCATTTTCTATGATCCACAAATCTGCATTTTCTAGTTTCGGAATTGTAGTGCAAGTACTGTACACCTAATTTCTTTTGAGTCATTGTCTTAGCAGATAGTCTCCCATCTTTATAAGACTTGACATCAATTAAAATAATTTCACCGTTAGGTTTTAAGGCAACAATATCTACAGGCCCTGTACAACCTGAGTTCTTAAAGACATGATAGCCCTTGTCCCATAACCAAGTAATTGCATAGTGTTCTGCCATGTCTCCAACTCTATTAGGTTCATGTTTAGGTTTCATGCTAGCTCCTTTTTAGTTTTTAAGTACTTAGTGACAAAATGTTCTATGCCACCAGATTTATAAGTTGCTTTAGGCTCATCTTCTTTAGAGTAAGGAGTCCATAATCCTTCTCCAATTACATATTTATATTTTCTATCTGTATGGTTGTAAACATATAACTCATTAGGATTGTCAGCTTGTATAAACTTTATATCTTGCGTATTTAAAAAAGAACTAACACTGTCTAATGTTTCTTTTATTTCAGATAGCTCAGAATTAAAGAATCTATTTACAAAATCAGCAATGCCTTTTGATTTGAAGTGTACAGAAGGATAGCCTCCCTGAACATATGGAGACCATCTACCAGTGGTGTAATAGTATGAATAAGCTTTATCATTTTTTTTGTAAACCCATAGCATACTTCCCCCTTCTTTAAGTTCGTACTCTATTCCTTTAGAATCTAAGTACTCCATACAATATTCAGCAGACTGTTCTGTTTCGTGCCTAAATAAAGCAGATCCTGAACCATCCCTACCATCATAAGCCCAGTTGTATTCTTCATCAGTGTGTTTCTGCCCAGTTGTCTCCGACATTATAT